CAACGACCACCCACTTGCCGCGTTGCTCATAAACATCGCCTCTTGGGTCGGTGTGTACTACGTCATCAAGATGATAGGGCGCGGTGTCATTGGCATGTTTGACTGGTTGGTCAAGATGATCACGGCACCGTTCAAGTCCAAGAAAGAGAAAGAGCCTATCAAGTGCCTGGCGCAGAACGCTGTCAACAAGCTCAAGAAGTTTGACAAGCCCACCCAGGCCGCTCTAGTGGAGGTGTTTGACTACTTTGACACGAACGAACTGTACACTAGCAAGTATGGCGTCGACAAGGACGGCGCTCAGACAGTTGAGATCCGCAAGAAGGTGACCTACAGTTCTTTCTCCTCAGCCGCTGCTCGCTTCAAGGCGGGCACAAAGGTGCACAAGGCCAAAAATAAACCTGAGTGTGTGCCATTTGGCCCAGGCGATTCCGATTCTTCTGACTCTGACACAACCGACGAGGCTCCACCAGTGGCCAAGATAAGTCTACTGGACGCCGCTACGAAGGCCATCTCAACGGCCATTGGGGCTACTTCTGACGCCCCACCCCCCGATTGGAATCCCGATGTGTGGAAGGCCCAAGCGCCTACTACTTTCCGGGTGACTGACGAGGTGACTCTGGAGTTCGCGGCAGGGGTGACCCCAGATAAGGCAGGTGATTTGGCCGGTCTTGAGATTGCCCGCAACCTGCAGGCCAATTCGTACAACTTGTACGTGGTTTGCGAGGACCAGGGTGAGGGCTGGCACATGAACCTAGGCTGGGTCCAGGGCCTTGCCGACCGCTACATATTGGCCCCTTACCACTACCTGGCCGCTTTGAAGCATTACATCAACACTGGCGAGATCCGTGGCAAAACCACGGCCTACATTCAGAAAGTCCTCCAGCCAGACCTGGTCTACGCCTTTAAGGTAGACGACCTACACAGAGTCATCAAGCCCAAGAGCTTTGACGGCAAGGACTTGTGCCTGATCCGCATCCCGTGCCTACCCAACAGCAAAGACATTACCAAGTATTTCCTTACCAAGGATGAGCTGAAGGGCCTGCAGACTGTGATGGCGCGACTCGAGATTCCCGAGCGCCGTGACAAGAAGCACTTCACGTGGCGTTGCGTAGTGGGCCAAGCGTATGTCCATCAGACCGCCATCCGCATGGCACACTATGGTGGCGAGTCCATCATTGCAGACACCATACAATACAAATTCAACACTAAGGACGGTGACTGCGGTGCTTTGCTGTACCTGGATGATGGTAAGCGCTACCAGGGCAGACGCATCATCGGCATGCATGTCGCCGGCAATGATAGTGGTCTGGGCATCTCATGCGCGATTTCGCGCGAGGAGCTTCAGACCGCTTTGCGCGAGGCTGGCGCCATCCTGGACGCAGACGACAAGAAGCCACACTACCAGAGCCCATGCAGCAGCATCCCTATCAAGGGCTCATTTTCTCCTATGTACCTCACTGACATTACCCTCACAACTTCCCCCAATTCCTCCATCAAGCACTCCCCACTTCATGACAAGCTTGGCTACAAGAGCACTAAGGCTCAGGCTAGGCTCAAGCCCTTCACAAACGAGAACGGCGAATATGTGGACCCCGGGCTAGAAGGCTTGCGCAAGTACGCCTCGCCCATTCTCGTGTTCGATGAAGACAAGCTTAAGGCAGCAGCTTGTGACTACAAGCTGTTGTTGCTTGAGAAGACTTCGCGCTA